GTCCGGAGATTGCAGATAACTTAAAAATGTTTATTTTTAGGATTGAGGCTAATATTGAAGATATGGAATTACTTTTATCTAAGATTAAACAGGCAGGAGAATTTATGAATAACCTTTATAACCAATTAACAAATGACCGATAACCTAAAAACAATTTTAAAGTACATTCAAATTTATACAAATTGCAGCGATTATGATTTAGGTAAAGTAGCTTTATTATTTGACAGATACCCTTTAGAAAAGGTTAAGATTCAAGTAGTTGAGAAAGAAAAAAAAGAATTTATTAAAAATTATAATGACTTAGACTACTGGACTATTAATTATTTAAAAGAAAATAATTTAACTTACGAACAATTAACAGAGAACAATCGTAAATATGAAACTGTTAAACGTAGGGTTGATTTTTCTAAAGCAGCAAGAGAAGATGGGTTTATTTTAACCGATATTGGAAAGAAATTAAAGATGCATCATTCCAGTATTATACACCTTGTAAACCACTTTAAACCATAAAAAATGACAGCACCAACAAATCAAAATGCAGAAGTATTAAATTTACTTCTAACTGAAAAAACTACAACAAGTTTAAACCTTGTTATGAATGGCATTTTAAATCCTACTGCAAGGATATCTTCTTTAAGAGCAAAGGGAGTTAATATTATTTGTAGATTTATCAACCACACTAACAAGTTTGGAAGGTCAATCAGGTATGGAGAATTTTCAGTATTAAACAAAAAAGATTCAAGAAGAATCTACAATGAAATCAATTAATTAATCAGGGGAGGTTAATTGCCTCCCCTTAAATTTAACTTATGATAAACATAAAAAAAGATATATTAGAATATAAAATAAATAATTCGGCAAAGATTTTTTATATTTACCTTGACCATACTAAACGTACAGAAAAGTCTAATGCTTACTATGCAGATGCTTTTGAGGTATCTACAATGACAGTTAACAACTGGCTTAATGAATTAAAAGATACCGGATTGGTAGAGGTAACATTTGAGGATAACAAACGTAAAATCACAATCAATGAATAAAAGTTATTACTTTAGTCACGATTATAATTCAGCAAACGATGTTAAGATTTTATTTTTAAGGCAGCAGTTAGGTATGGAGGGTTATGGTATTTATTGGTTTTTAGTTGAGAACCTTGCACAAGCAGGTGGTATTCTACCTTTAAATATTACTCCAGTTCTAGCGATGCAGATGCAAACAAACGAAGTTAAAGTCAAGGCAGTTATTGAAGAATTTAATTTATTTACTATTGCTGAAAATGGTTTCTTTTCTCGGAGATTAAATGACCATTTAGGACTAAGAAAAAAGTTAAGCGATAAAGGTAAAATAGGTGCTGCTTTACGTTGGAAAAATGGGGGGGCTATTACCCTCCCTAATGGGGAGGCTTATGCAAAGAAAGAAATAAAAGAAATAAATAAAGGGGATTTTTTAACAAAAATAGTTCTTTAATACAATTTTAGTTATTAATTAAGTATAACTATCATTTAAAAGCATTTTAAGATATCAAGGTTTGATTTAAAATAACTTTTGAGGGAATCTATAACGAATACATTAAACAAACTAAAAACAGGCTTAAAATGGCTAAAACACCACCAAACAATAAAGATGTTGAAGATAGAATTCTAGGAGTTTTATTAATTGAACAGAATTCAGTTCATACATATATAGCTAAAATTACAAGTGAATTCTTTTATCAGACTAAAAACCAATTAATATTTAAAGCGATACAGGGACTTTATGATAAAATGAGTGCTATCGATATTGTAACTGTATCACAATATTTGACAAATAAAAAAGAAATGGATTTGGTTGGCGGTGCTTATGAGATAGTAAAGTTAACTAATAATGTAACCGGCAGCAGTTCAATGAATGATTGGATATTAATTCTGCAGCAATGTTATTTACAAAGAAAAGGAATTGTAATAGGTCAGGAATTAATTAATGATTCTTACCAAGGCGAGATTGAAAACCATTTAAATGCTGCAGCTACTAAAATTTTAAATGCTCAGGAAAGCATTTATAAAAATAGTGAGAAAGGGATGGCGCATTACATAATGAGTTTAGCTAAAGAAAGAGATGCAGTAATTGAGAATGGGCAAATAGGAATAGACACAGGTTGGCAGAGTTTAAATAAATACATTAGCGGTTGGGTTAATCCTGATTTAATTATTTTAGCAGCAAGACCTGCTCAAGGTAAAACTGCCTTTATGCTTAATGCAATCCTAAATGTATTAAAACAAAATAAGCCAGTAGGTATATTTAGTTTAGAAATGAGTGGCGAACAATTAGTTAACAGGTTAATAAGTTTAGATTCAGGGATTGCACATCATTTGCTTAGAAATAATAATCTTACAGAGGCACACAAGTTTATGTTAATGGCTTCAGAAGATAGATTGCAGAAAGCAAAATTATACATTGATGACACACCAAGTTTAAACATTAGAGACCTAAGAAGCAAGGCTGCGATACTTAAAAGAAAATACCAAATTGAGTTCTTATGCGTTGATTATCTGCAACTTATGAGTGGAGTAGATAGGAAAGGAAACAGGGAAAGCGAGATAGCAGAAATAAGTCGAGGATGTAAAATAATAGCAAAGGAATTAAATATACCAGTACTTGCATTATCTCAATTAAGTAGAGCAGTCGAAAGCAGGAACGATAAGATGCCTCAACTTTCAGACCTTAGAGAAAGCGGTGGTATAGAGCAAGATGCAGATTCGGTTATCTTTTTAATGCGACCTGAAACCTACGGAATTAGAGAAATAGAAGTTGATGGAATGACACATAATGCAGAAGGTAAATGTATAGTTAAGATAGCTAAAAATAGACACGGAAGTTTAAAAAATATACCATTTCAATTTATTGGAGAAAGAATGGAATTTAAAGAAATGAATTAAGTAGTAATACTTCTAAAATTTAATAAAAAGTAAACAAATACCTTTACAAATAAAAATAAATATGACAGATATAACAAAATGCGAAGGTCAAAAGGGTGCAATACATTGCCCTTACAAAGAAAATTGCTACAGGTTTACTGCAAAAGCAGATGAACTATATCAAAGTTACTTTATGGAATTACCTTTAAAAGATGGTAAATGCGACCACTATTGGGGCGAAGATGGAGAAAAGATATGGAGTACTAAACAAACATAGTATTGATAACTTTTTTAAAAATGTGAATAACTTTATTTTAATTTTATTATATGTTAGAGAAAGACTTACACAGGTTAGTTTGCGACTACATACGTAAATTATACCCTTACGTTATATTTAGAACTGACTTTAGTTCAGGAATGAGAATGAGCATAGGAATGGCAAAGCGACACAAAGCACTCCAGTTCTCAAATGCTTATCCCGATTTATTTATAGCTGAACCTAAAGGAAACTATGCCGGACTATTTATAGAATTAAAAACAGTTAATAACGTAGTGTTTAAAAAGGATGGCACAATGCGAAAGAATGAACACCATCAAGAGCAAGAGATAATGATGATGAAGTTAAGAGGCAAGGGATATAAGGCAGAATTTGGGCAAGGATTTGGACACACGATTAAAATAATAAACGAATATTTAAACCAATAAAAACAAACCAAATGAGTACAGAAAAAAAACAACCTATCAGATTAGGAAGCGGAAAAAAGATTAATGAAAATTTCTTAAGTTCAAGTATGTGTTTAACAGATGCTTTAAAATATGCTTATGAATATAATGGTAAACAATATATTAAATTTAATACAAGTATATTTAAAGAACCTGACCAGTATGGTAAAGATGTTAAAATAACTTTAAATGACTTTGAACCAAAAGCAAAGGTAGAGATTAACCCAATTAATATAAACACCAAAAGCGATTTACCCTTTTAAATGAAAAACCACACTAAAATATATTTGAAATATTTTGGTTATGCACAAGATGATTATGTACCCTGCGAAGTATGTGATAATCGTGCAGTTGACATCCACCATATAGAAGCAAGAGGAATGGGTGGCAGCAAAGACAAAGATTTAATTGAAAACCTTATGGCATTGTGCAGGCAATGCCATTTTGATTTGGGTGATAAAGAACAGTATATGCAATTTTTAAAAGATAAACATAATGAACTTATTAGAAGAGATTAATCAGGACTTACAAAAGCGAGAAGCTAAAGGAATTAAAACCTACGGAACTACTTTAGATAATGCAGATTTAAACAACTTACAACTATTAAATCATTTATACGAAGAGTTACTCGATTCAGTATTTTACATTAAAAAATTAATCAATGATAAAA